CTCGATCAAAACTGTATGCCGTGTTTCACGGCTCCCTCTCTTTTAACGGTGCGAGGGCAGATTATAGTCACGAAGCACTTGTTAGCGACTTGGTAGTCAAATGTGGATTAGTGTGTTCCCCGCCAAAACAAACTGGGGTTAGTTTGGATGGTAGGTCTGCTAACCAACACTCCAGATGTGGGGGTGGGTGGTTCCTCTACGCGAATCCCAACTGGTTGTGATAAAGGCTGAGCTTCCGTGAGAACATGCTTACGCTTGAACTCTAAGAAGGCTTGGAACTCAGCAATCTCATGTTGAGTAAAAGAATGATTTAGACCACCTGTGACACGGAAAATTCTACCCACCTTCTTGTGGGCCATATGTCTTTTTAACATAGCAGGATGTCGGGAAAGGAAGAACACGGAATTAAATAGAGAAGCTGCAATATCGACAGCCGTAATAATAGCCTCGACGATGCCCGTAGTGCCCGTAGCCAATGACCCACAGTTGACCAGGAAATCAATGACTCCCCAATCATTAGAGGTGTTGACCTTGGTATTACTGGTTGGGTTTGGGTTAGATAACGTATTACCTGTCGTAATTAGGGCATTGGTCGTGTCGATAGGAATGGCGACTTCACCAGACTCGTCCATGACCTCAACAATGCAAGTAGAAGTATACCCACCAAATTGGTTTGCAGAGTTGTCCTCACCTGGCCGCCCGCTAATAATACTGTTGTCATAGTCATGGATGACAACAGAATTGACAGAATCGGTGACTGTAAAAGGAACAATGCCGTATTGGTAACCTGACGGCAAAGTATTAGCTATAGCCGGCTGATAACAATCCAAGGTTAAACAATATTCACCTGGCGGCATACACAAAAAAGTCCCTGTTGTGTTGTTTGGCTGGGTCCAGGTCCTGGTCTTTGCTCCCGTGTTATTAAAGGACATGGGTGAGACTAGATTTACTACCTGTCCGCCAGGTACTTCCTTAAGGGCCATCGGTATCCCTTGGTGGAACTCGGAAGTGAAAGTGCTAGTGTCATTTGGATTGACCTGACCGAAAGAAGGCATGGCAATCTGCGACCCTGACACGACTGCATATGAGGTTGGGTTGACCCATCCCGATCCCCCAGAGTAATTAGTAATGGCTACCGTCTCAGATGTGGAACTAAGGTTGAAGGTCTTATTCTTAACTGAGACCTTCCAAGTCATGTGTAGAGCTCCGGGGTCAGAAGCTAGAGTTGCTCCTGTAACACACATCAGAACAAAAGTCCCAGCCTGATAGAAACGAGGGTCGGAACCAGACGCTTGTGTAAAAATTTCAGCTCGATGAGGATTTGAACACTCCGCATCCTGCCACATGGCAAAGTCAACTCGTCCTGTCTGAGTAAAGGCTTTCTTAACAGCTTGGGCACCCGGGGCGACAGCAGCCCAATTGGTGGTCGGGTCCGGATCGAAGAACATGATAAAGTTGCCTGCTGTGGTGGTCCCAACAGAAGGAACATATTTCATGACCATGGACTCAACCTTCCATTTCTCCCAAAGCTGAAGCTGGGTCTGAAGCCATGGGCCCATTTGCCCGGGAACGATGGGTGTGGTAAGAATCACCTGCCCTGCTACGTAGGTGCCCAACGGTATGTTCTGCCAAAAATCTACGGAATCAAAGGAATTTGACTGCCTAGCTGCCGATCCCGCTCGACCTGACTTACCACCTCCCGCTCTAGCTACACCGAAAGACGGGGCTTGCCGATTCCTAGGCGGTGGTTTGCCGCGTGTGGCGGGCTGAGTACGGTTCAACTGGCGCTGGCGGGCTGCCTGTTTTCTGGCTTTCTTGGCGGTTTTACGCTGTTGCCTAGTCTGGGCAAGAGTCATGGGTCCTATAGTACTCCCTGCTCCCCCTAGCCCTTTGACCCTTATCGTAGCAAAATCCCCATGCTGAAGGATATAATCGGCTGTAACGGGCCGCCCGTTAGCAATATAAAGGAACCTATTCGGGTCAACCGTTCGGTTACTGGTCCCCATCCTAAGCAGGGTAAATAGGCACAAACCCGCACTACATGTTTCTGGTCGGCTATTCGGGATAGTGAGGATACCGCAGCCACTCTCTCTAATGTCGTGTCCAAGCCTCCGGTCAAGGTCATCTCTATTGATAAGAGCTCCAGCAACCTGGAGACCACCAAGCAATTTCAAGCTGACTCTAATTACGGCGCCATCGGCAACTGAGAGGCCTAGGCCATGCTCATGGCCATTGACGGTCCATTGGGAGTCTTCAAAGTCCACCATAGGGCCGTCCGACATACCCAACTCGATTAACTGCTTCAGAGTGAGGCCATTATGCTCCAGAGTTCGTATGCTACCATCCGGTCGAATGATCATGTTTACCTGCACAGATTGTTTTTCATCATCATACTTGACCTCTGTGACGGGCGGTGCAGAAGACATCTCAGGCAAAGTTCTATCAAAATCCCGATCAATCAACATTTTTAGACATGGTATATCAACTACCTGTCCCAAGGAGGAAACACTTGACAAACGATCATCAAGAATGGCCTGCAGCTCCCTCGTCCAGCCATAGACTCGATCCATATGGGCCCATGTCACGTCAGTGGGAACGCCAGTAAAACCAGCTGTCATCTTCCACGGCTCATCTGCTGGCATGATTTCTTGGACCCCTTCTGTCAGCCTTAATATGGCACTGATGTAAGACATTAAGGGCGGGACCGCGGAAGCCGAATGAGCGAATGAAAGTGCCGCTCCTCTAGCAATAGCGGCGGCATTCTCCTGAGTAGCATTGACAGAATAAGCCAATTTAGCAATAGTTCTCCCAGCCATGGGGACATAAACAGGACCAATGGACGACTCAGTCCAGCGGCATCCGAGAAACTCAAGATCTTCCATATTAGACACCTTCATAGAGGTGACTGGGAAACCAACAGTGGCAGCAATGGTCTCGAACTGATCCAGAAGGTCCCTCGACATTAACACCCCGTCGTCACCACCGGCTGAGTCGAAACAGTCCTCTACAGTCGGATTCCGTCCGAGGCAGTCTGCAACAATCTCAACTCGAACGGCCCCGGCCAACATTGTATTACCGACCGTTGTGTGGGGATCCCCACTCTGCCTCATGTAAGGCCCTCGGAAAACCACACCCTCTCTTGAGTACCCATGGATACCAGCCAAGTTATATTCAATAAGTTGAAAGGCACCCCTCGGGATGCCGTACTCACGAAATAATCTCAACTCTCTGGTGCCACAATCAACACCCTGACTAGCATCCCACTTAGCCTGGTCAACATTCCGTTTGTGCGGCAGCTCATGGATCAAATGCATCTCTGCCATGTCTCGGCCATGGGCCCCTGGGGCGTAATAATTGGGAGTGTCTCGCTTCGGCTTCCTCTGGAGCTGCTTTCTAACAAGCCCTGTGAACTCCTTAATGAAAGGGGCAACCATGATCACAAAATAAGGGGTGGCGGACATGATCTGTCTTGGTGCTCCATCAGGGTCCTTAAGAACAGTCTCCCTTTTGACCGTGGCTTCTCGTGTTGTCCATTGATGGACTAAGTCGTGGGGGAGTTCCGAGTGAGCCGTGTAGCCGTGGTCATATAGCCAATGCGCAGACTCGCGATAGCGCTTCTTAACTGACGGGCGGGACCCACACTTATCCACCCAGGCTAGCGCGTGTTTGAGCCACTCATCGGGATCTCTTGGGATCTGTATAACATATGGTCGCCCAAGACTACGCCTGATACGCTGGAAAGTGCGATCCAAAAACGCCTCACGATAGGTGGGGTTACAGGACGGGGGATTTGCCAAGGCCCTCTTCTCAAGAGCTGCCACGACATTCCTTTGATTACTGGCATAAATGGTGGGCTCACAACCTGACACTGGGATGCCAGTGGCAATGGCTGGTGGGCTCTTCCGATCGGCCGCTCTGTCTACTGGCACCGTCTTAAGCTTGGAGTCTGGGTGTTGCCCCGGGGCCACCGCGATTGAATCGACCGCCTCGACAGCAGCATGAGCCCTGGGCAGATGCCTCAACATAGACTTACCCGCCAAATAGCCAACTGCGAGAGCGGCTCCGGCGATCAGCACAGGTGCTCCAACAGTCACTGCCCCAATTGTGGCCGCCATAGTGGCGGTGCTAGAAGCAGCTGCCGCCACACAGGTGCTAGGGAGTGACAAGGCTAAGGATATTCCTGCCACAGTCTTGGCAATCGCCATGGGCCATGATGGCCTCACTCGCCCACAAGCAGAGGCTAACACTTTATTCCTAAGTTCAGCACCAATGGTGTAGGCCACATAAGGTGCGAACATCATAGTCCTTGACTCGGAGGCTCCGTCAACAAACATGATCTTACGACACATGTTTCTGCAATATTGAACGGAGACTAAATAATTCTCATACGTGGTCTCCCTTCCTGACCACCAACCCTGCAGAGCTCGTAGGACGGAAATAGGCAACATAACCCGTAAATAATTCTTTCCACTGATCATATAACCATAGTCAAGAACACCTGGCTGTCCTATTTGTCCGTGGGTGTAACCCAAATAATCAGCTACTGGCACAAAATAGGGCTTGTATGTTCCCTCCTCGATGTCACGTGTGTTACGCCCTTCGAGTGGGGGTTCTGGGCCGCGAGGCACGACAGGCGGGGGGGGTACTAACGCAGGGGTAATGGGCGTGACGACTGTCGCTCTAGACGACGACGTGGGTTTTAGTCCCTGGGCCACCTGGGGCCCAGATTTACGGCCCTCACGTTCCTTCCTAATGAAGTTCCTAGCTGAAACAATGGGATAATTTGCCAAAATTGTTTCCTTGGTGGGGGAAGGAGTCTCCTCACCGGCTAACGCACTCTTGTATGTCTTGCCACTAACCACCAAAGAGGATGGTAAACTAATGCTACGCTTAACTATCGGCTTACGAACATAAATCGCGGTATCTGGCGTGGTAAACTCCCGTATAACCTCGTGGTCATTCCCATCATTGTCCCACAACCTGTCCTCAATACTCTTGACCACACTTCCCAAGTCACTCGCTAAGGTGGGTGTTGGTGGTGACATGGGGGCGGTCAAGAGTCGCTTCTTATTATATGCCAATCTTTGGAGGATCTTTCGTTTCGCTTTAGACATTTTAATCTCCATATCATGGGTCTCCTGTTGAAAAGGGGTTGGTGTGGGATTCGGTGGGGTCACTAAGATGCCTCTGTCATCATACTTCTCATCCAAGTCTTGAGAGGTATGAGTGGCGGGATGTTCCTCCAAGGAATCATCTCTCGCAATTTGCAACTCCATAGTTGCCATCGAAGTAATGGGTACGGTCGATCTGACCATCCCATTCAGCTTTCTTTCCAGCGAGTCAGTCTGAGTCAATGACATTGGGCACTACCGATGCTCAACACCCAGCACGCAGTATCGGACTGTTTATTTCCCTTCTTGGTGTTCGAACTCGACACCGCAGGGCACATCCTACGTGTGGGGTTTGGTATTAACTCTCAAGGTTCGAGTGTGTGGCAACCGGCTGGGTACTCACTTACGTTTTACCAGCTAGAAGTCTATAGGCACGCGCTAACGTGTCGAAGGCCAGGTCCCCCTGGCCCCCACTTTCTCTACCCAAGCACCCCCCTCCTACCAAATGGGGGGGGTGGAGCCAAGCTCAGAACCGAGGGTGGGTGGTCAAACCAACGCCCAAACTACCGTGACGCTCGGCAAGGTTTTCATTCCTTGATCTGCATCGGCACCGGACCGTACGTCGTGGTCTCGTGTGGTTGCAGGTAAAACTTTG